GGCAAAAGTTCCAATGATAATGACCAACCACACATATGACGTAATTGGTTCTATGTACCCACAAAAAGAAATGGGTGGTGGTTCTGGTCTTAAATACGCTGCCTCATCAATCATCTATCTTGGCAAAAGAAAAGAAAAAGATGCCGACAACGAAGTGATTGGTAATATTATCCACTGTAAAAACTATAAATCAAGGTTAACAAAAGAGAATGCTCAAATTGATGTAAGACTAACATACAAATCTGGCTTAGACAGATATTATGGTTTGTTAGAAATTGCTGAAGAAGAAGGCATATTTAAAAAAGTATCAACAAGATATGAAATGCCAGATGGTTCAAAAGTATTTGGTAAGAATATCAATGATGAACCTGAAAAGTATTTTACAAAGGAAGTATTAAAACAGATAGATGAAGCAACAAAGAAAAAGTTCCTCTACGGAGCAGAATAAAATAAAATATCTTTTTGTACAAAAAGACGGCGATGACTTTACTTGTATCAAGTTAGTTGAGGACAAGTATTTAAACGTAGTCTATAAGTATGGTAAGGTGGCTTTTGCTAAAGATGAAAAGTCCGATGGAACGTTGCCAATGAAGTTTGATTATGATATTATTAAAAATCCTAATGAAGTCGATACAAATACCCAAGAATTTATTAATTACATTGGTGATATATTGATTGAATTATTAGAGAAACAATTGACAGATGGAAAAGTTGAATTTAAATAATGAACGAATAGAGATTACAGTATTACGTAATTTCATATTCAATGAAGCATTTACAAGAAAGGCCTTACCTTTCTGTAAGGAAGATTACTTTACAAACCGTAATGAAAGAATATTGTTTAGAGAAATAGACATATTCGTAAACAAATATAAAAACATTCCTACTAAAGAAGCATTAACTATAGAACTTGGTCAAAGAAAAGATATTAATGAAGATGAATTTAAATCTGTAAAAGAATTATTAGAATCATTAACTAATGAGACTGTAGATTTACAATGGTTATTTGATACAACAGAAAAGTTTTGTAAAGACAGAGCAGTACATAATGCCGTATTAACAGGTATTAAAATACTAGATAAGAAAGATCCTAGACTTACACCAGAGGCAATACCTGGTATTCTTGCTGATGCTTTGGCCGTTTCTTTTGATAATCATATAGGACACGATTATATAGAAGATGCTACTAGAAGATTTGACTTTTATCATACTAAAGAAAAGAAATACCAATTTGATTTATCTTATATGAACCGTATTACTAAAGGCGGTGTACCACCTAAAACTTTAAATATAGCTTTAGCAGGTACTGGTGTTGGTAAATCTTTGTTTATGTGTCATTGTGCTAGTGCTTTTCTAACACAAGGATTAAATGTATTATACATTACGATGGAAATGTCAGAAGAAAGAATAGCTGAACGTATTGATGCCAATTTATTAGATGTAACAATGGACGATTTACACAGTATGCCTAGACAACTATATGACGATAAGATTGAAAAAATTAAATCAAAGACTGTAGGTAAATTAATTATAAAAGAATACCCTACAGCATCAGCACACGCTGGTCACTTTAGAGCATTATTAAACGAACTTGCTTTAAAGAAATCGTTTAGACCAAATGTAATCTTTATTGACTACCTAAATATTTGTTCAAGCAGTAGATTTAAAGGTGGTAATATTTCTTCGTACTTCTTCATTAAGGCAATAGCCGAGGAACTACGAGGACTTGCAGTTGAGTTTAATGTGCCAATCTTTAGTGCTACACAAACAACAAGAACAGGTTTTGTAAGTACAGATATTGGATTAGAAGATACTTCTGAATCTTTTGGTCTTCCAGCAACGGCCGACTTTATGTTTGCTTTAATATCAAATGAAGAACTAGAAGCACTAGGTCAAATGAAAGTTAAACAATTAAAGAATCGTTATAATGATCCATCTATCAATCGTGCCTTTATTATTGGTGTAGATAGAGCTAAGATGAAGTTGTATGATGTATCTAACAATGCTCAAAACATTGTAGATAGTAACCAAAAAGAGATACCAGTAAAAACTAGTTACGATAAATTTTCAGACTTTAAGATATAGATATGGAAACTAAAAAAAGAACAATAGTAAGAATGATAACTTATAGAATATCAGCTTGGCTATTTACAATATTGTGGACTTATATGTTTACTGGCAACTTAACAAATGCTACAGGATTTGCTACAGTACTACATATATTATTAAGTGTTGATTATTATATACACGAGCGTATATGGTTAAAAGTAAAATGGGGTAAAAAATGAAAAAACAAAAAGTAAGATTTCATAAAAGTGACAGGAGACCTGGCCATCTAGGTGAACAGTTGTCATATGAAAAAAAAATGATTAAGAACAAAGGTAACATCTATTGGCAGGCCGTTGAACAACCAACAGGTACAATTGTTAGACAGTCTTTCTTTGAAGAAGATATATCTCAACTGGTAAACTTTCAAAATGCTAACCGCCAATGGCAATCTAATGGTGGTATACCAAAATTTCTGTGTGACAATATTAAGTAATTATAAATAGTACTAAGTGATATAGTGTATGGTTAGTTTGATTTTATTTATGGAAAATATGAGAGGAGTATGTTTAGTTTTAAGGGATTTATTACAAAGGGTACAAACACCCATTTGGAACACTTAGAGGACTCTATAATAGATAGAGGTTCTAAGGGCGGTAGAGATGCCGTTAACTTTCTAAAGTCAATCAAAAAAATGCTTACTGGCCATATAGGTGGCCGACTTAACGTAACTGTTAAATGGGACGGTGCGCCTGCTGTTATCTGTGGTATTAATCCTGAAAATGGCAAATTCTTTGTAGGCACTAAATCTATATTTAACGTAAATCCAAAAATCAATTACTCAACAGGTGATATATTAAAAAATCACGATGGCCCATTAGCCAGTAAACTTATTGTTTGTTTAAGAGAGTTATCCAAATTAGGTATTCAAGGCATACTACAAGGTGATTTATTATTTACTAAAGGCGATGTTAAAACAACTTCAATAGACGAACAAGATTATTATACATTTACACCAAACACAATTACATATGCTGTTCCCATTAACAGTACTATTGGCAAAAGAATATCACGTGCTCGATTAGGTATAGTATTTCACACAATGTATTCAGGTAAAGATATGAAATCTTTATCAGCAAGTTTTGGAAGTGTAAGAGGTTTTCCTATGGTGTCTTCCGTTTTTATAGCAGACGCCACATATTCAGATACTTCAGGTTCATCAACATTTAATAAATCAGAAATGGCACAATTTGATAACATTATATCAATGGCTGAAGGTTCATTGTACAAGTCAGAATCTTTATTAAATGATTTTAATAGTACAGATCCTTTAGCAGTAGGTTTTAGACTTAAAACTTTTTTCAATTATTATATAAGAAACTCACAAGGCGATATGGCCAAAGTAAGAGAGTTAATAGAAATGTTTAGATCATATTACGCTAATATGTTACAACAAGAAATTGATGCTGTATCAAAAGAAGAAACGAAAAACAAATATAGAAAAATAAGAGATGGTGGTTTAGATTATATTGATAAGAATAAAACATCAATATATTTTGCTATTGCCACTCATATATCATTGCAAAGAGCAAAGAATTTTTTAATAAGAAAATTAAATCAAATACAAGCAATTGGCCATTTTATAAGAACACCAGATGGATTTAGAGTTACAAATCCAGAAGGATATGTGGCCGTTGATAGAGTAAGAGGTGCCGTTAAACTTGTAGATAGGCTAGAGTTTAGTCGTGCCAATTTTCAAATTGCTAAAGACTGGGTTAAAGGATAATATGAAATCATTTAAAGAATTTATAAACGAAGCTGCTGTAGATAAAAAAGGACTTAAAAGTTCTACAGGAGGATTAACACAAAAAGGTAGAGATTATTTTAATCGTAAAGATGGCAGTAATCTAAAAGCACCTGTAACAAAAAAACCATCTGAATTAAAAAAAGGTAGTAAGGCATATAATAGACGTAAGTCATTCTGTGCTCGTATGTCTGGTAATCCAGGCCCAATGAAAGACGAAAAGGGTAGACCGACTCGTAAGGCATTGGCATTAAGAAAGTGGAATTGTTAAATGGCACAGTTTAGAAAAGATACACAAACATTTTTAGATCAAAGTAAAACAATCTATGAAGTGCCTATGATTGCCACAAAAAATGGAGAAGTTGTAGGTGCTACAAATCCTTTACCTGTTACACTAAGTTATGAGGAGCCTGGAAATTATTATTCATTTAATAATCACAGTACAAACACACACCGTGGATGGACTATGGATGCAACAATTAGACCAACTTTAAGTGTAAGAGTAAACCCACAAAATCAATTAGATAGTTCATTAACTACATTATCCGATATTGTAAAAATATATGAGTATGAATTAGGAAATAATAATGCCAATTCAAGTACAATTATATATGAATGGTATAACGGAGATCTTACTATTTCAGGAGCAGCAATACCAAATTGGACAAATTTAGGAACTAAAATTCAATATCGTGTTTATGAAGATAAGTATAGTTCAAATTCAGCAAATACATTTTCAATCAATTCAGCCAGTTTATTTCATAATGGTATTGTTATTGGTAAAAATACTTCTGGTGATGAGTTACCAGTAAATATGATAGGAGGAGTTTCATCAAATATGATTACACTTTGTTTAAAAAGAGTTGATACTGATACAAAACTAGATATTTGGTTTGCTCTAAATTTAAAGGAATTAACATAATGAAATCATTTGAACAAATACTTTCAGAAGGCCTATACGATCCAGGTATATTTAAGGCTTTCTTTTTAGCAGGTGGGCCAGGTTCAGGCAAATCTTTTGTGAGTAGAAATGTATTCACAGGAACAGGATTAAAGTTTGTAAATTCAGATACATTCTTTGAAAAAAGTTTAAGAGATGCTAATTTGTCTTTAACATTACCTGACGAAGAACAATATTTTAGAGATATGTTAAGAACACAAGCAAAGGCAAGAGCAGAAAATCAGGCCGCTCTTTATGTAAAAGGTAGATTAGGTTTAGTAGTAGATTCAACTGGTAGAGATTATAATGTAATACACAATCAAGCAAGCCAATTAAAACAATTAGGTTATGATTGTTATATGATATTTGTAAATACAAGTTTAGAAGTTGCATTAGAAAGAAATGCTAAAAGAGAAAGAACAGTACCAGAATATATTACAAGAACATCTTGGCAAGGAGTACAAAACAATATTGGTAAATTTCAAAACTTTTTTGGTTTACAAAATTTTATAGTAGTAGATAACAGTAAATCAGAACAAGAATTAATTACACTAACAATGAATAAAGTAAATGTAATTGTAAGAAGATATTTAAATACACCTATTAAAAGTTATATCGCCAAAAGATGGATGGCAAAAGAAAGAATAGCGAGAAGAAAAGATGTTTAGATTACTTAAAGAAGCAGTAATAGATATACCTAGACGTACTTATGCTAAAGGTGTATTTGATAATGCTGATACAGATAATCCAAAATTAAA